TTGACGTTTTAAATTCTGGGTTTAATTGATTCACATAGAAGTCATCAAATACTGAAACAATATATGACATCTTTTCAGTACTATCATCAAAAACTTTAGGAACAATAAGAATCTATTTATTGATTAAATCAAGGCCATCAACATCTGGCTAATCTTTCCCGGTTACTGGGTCTTTAGCCTAAAATGGGTCTTTAGTCTAATATTTTAACAATCGACAAATGCGCTAATTTGACATCAGTTTATTAGCAATAGTAAAAGTATTGTTGCCCATTACAGCAAAACGTCTTTGAGTATCCATCGTCAATCACCTCTTACCATAATGGAACAATAGAAAAAGTTTTATTATATGTATTACCCTTATATACTGCACTTAATATACAATCTCCAAGAAGATTTTTATTATTAGCATGTACAATACAAGTATAATTATCTTTTATTTCTATAATTGTTGCCAAGTTATTATTTAATGAGAAAGTTACATCTTGTGATGTATCGTTATCCTCTTCAACCTTAAAAATAAAAGTACCTTTTCTGTCTAATACAATTTTACTTGGCCCTTCAATATAAGCTAATGTTTGATTAGATTCTCCACCAACAGTAATTGTTAACATAGTAAAAACCGAGGGAAAATCTTTCAACTAAACTAGTATCTAAGTCGTACCTTGTCCAACTGCCTTAAGCTATCCATCAATAATTTTTGCAATATTTTTATTAGTTGGCAATAAATTAACTTCCGCAGTAAATGGTTTACCATTTTTTGTTAATGTAAACATTGGGTTAATAATATCATTTAATTCAAAATTCTAAACTTCCGAAGGAGCAAGAATCCCATATTTTGCTAGACGGTCAGTATCTGCAACTTTATTATTCAAATCATCATAGATACTATTTATTTTACCTTCAGTTAAAGATAAATAAACAACGCCCGGCACACTCGTGTGGTCATATTCAATTACAGACCATGACTCGTCTTCTACAATAAAGTTGGTCGCTCGATCAATTTCATAACGCGGCATAAGTATTTCTGCATACTTATTTGGCTGCGGAGTTATTAGTGAGTTCCATGTCCTAAAATTACCTTTAATCTTACTATCTACAGAACTAACAATATAGCTCCAAGACTGTTGAATATGTCCCAACTTATCAATCCATTTAATTAAATAATTACATCTAACCATCCAAAAAGTTCGATATGTACCATTTACTTTTTTTTCTTCCTAAAATAACAACCATTTTTCTTCTGTGTTATTATCTTGTTGCCAAGTCATAATATCACCGATTACTAATGGTATATCATTTCCCACATTAAGAAACATGATTTTTGAATACTCTTTATCTTTATTAGTCAAGATAATTCCATCAAAATATAATCCTCTCTCAACTGAAAGCCCTCTAACAGTATGTGGGGATTCTTCTTTCCATTTTTCGAACGAGCGTATTCCGCCATTACGAATTTTTTCCGCGGTAGTTTCACCAAGATGGTTGACGCGGGAGAAGTATGTTTCAAGATAGCTCATTTGGCTTATCCAAAACTCCAACTAGCCTCATGCATTCAAATACTGTCTTTCTAAAATAGTCATAAGACAAATACCGTAATGCATTAAGTTTTCCCATTAACGGCCACCAATTTATATTATTGGCGCCAAGACCCTGAATCTCAATAATGATTGATTCAAGAAATTTTTCCCACTCACCATTTTTTTCTTTCTCACATAGCAAACCATATAAACGGCCCTTCAATTTATTTTTATAGCCATCAAAAGTAATATCTGCATCAGAGAGCATTTTTCTTACCTGCCAACTTCTTAAATAAATCCGCGGGCCGCTTACTGCGCGAACGGTCATAAATCCCAACTGCGTGATGAATTTCTTCTGCGACCGCAGCTTCTAATTTATTTAATTTATCTAAATGGTTTGCTTGTGAAAAATCTTTATCTGCATACAACTACCGAATATTTTCCCAACTAGCTACGCATCGTTTAATCCACTCATGTTTCATATATAAAGCTAGAATCTAAATTTCGTCATTCGTTAAATCTTCAACAAAATGATAGGAGCGTAATTGACCAGGCTAGAGTTCATCTTGCCCCTCATCTTCTTCGACTTCTAGACTTATTCGAGGATACTTAAATCGAAAAATAGCCATCTTTAGAAGTTCTTGCCAGTCCCGCTCAACAATGGCCAGCTCTTCTTCAAGAGTCCATTCATCCGCGGTGATACGTGCTAAAAACGCATCATATACTTTTAAAAAAGGTGTCATTATTCTTCTACTTGATGTTTTGTATTGATAGCACTAATAATATCTACATCACAATATTTCTTTATTAGTGCAACAAAGCCGCTGTTTGTGATACCCATATCCACAGCAAGACGAATTACGGTATCTTTTTCTGCGGGAGCGGCAGTAGGAATAAACTTAGCAAAAGAAGTAATATCTTGCTTCTCTAGCATCTTTTTAATTGCTGCGACATCTAGCACAGGTTCTGTTTCTAGATTCATGCTCTTATCAGATTCTATGCCATTAAAAATAATAAAATGATCTTGAACCATATTATTGATGCCTGGGTCAAACATCATAGTATCATATTCTTCTTGAGAAAGTGGAACTTCACGACCAGGCCGCAATTCACGCCTAAAGCGTAATTCTGGCACTGTTAAAACAACAAGAGCAGAACTAATATTTTTTACCGTTATCATATATTATATCCTCCTTTTTACTCCAAAAAACGACTATGGTGAGAGTGAGAGTATCACTCTCACCATATAATCTATGTTAAAATTAAGAAACTAGAGCAGTATTATAAGCAGCCCAGCCGCTATCGGCATTGAGCGCGCTATTGTAATAAATACCCCAATAGTTAGGAGTAGAAACAACACCGCAGCCAACCTTTACATAAGCCTGAATCTGGATGCCATTGTCGCCCTCATGCTCCCACTCACGGAAATAGGGCGCACCCTCGAAGCCTAGCTTAACAATCTTATCCTTGCCAGAAGGAATAACATAAGCAAAAGAGGGGTTAATTGCAGTCTTAGAGTTAGTCTCATCGACATAAGACTGAGGCATAACAACAACTGGCACACCGTGGAACTTACCAATATAGCCACGCTCACGAATGTCAATCATATCCTGATCAGAAATCTTAATGGTGTTATTGTAAACAACAGCATTAACCATTTCTGCCGCGAACTCAGGAGCGCAATAGATAACTGGCGCGCCATAAGCAGCAACAGTATTGCAAAGCTTCTGCATAGCAACCACATCAAAACCATTTACGCTAACCTTATTAGCGGAGGGACGGCCCGCCATCTTCCAAGTCTGGAGAAGAGCATCCTGAACCATCTCAAAGATACGGTCAACCATACCTTCATTGATTACTTCATAAATATCGGTGATGCTCTCAACGCCATCAAGATAGCGCTCAAAATCAACAATACCGGAACCACCAATAGCCTGTGGATAAACATCGAAACGATTCCGATCAAGACGGAAAGCTTCATAGTTACCAGACTCTGTAGCGCGAGTAACGAACCTCTTGCCACGCTGCTTGCCAGCAGTTACAGTGAACTCAAGGCGAGACCCCTGTGGGACACGAATAATCTCTGCGAACATATCTAGTGCAGAGGCAACGCTCTGAGGAAGAACCTCATCAAGATTCTGCTCAAGAAGCTCAAATAGATCATTTTTATTCCGACGATACTTTGCACGGCTGAAATGGCCATTCTCATCGCAAAGAAGCTTAACTAGCTCATCATGTAGAGCAGCTTCATAATCATAATTCTCAGCGGCAAACTCGGCGGGAACTTTGCGGCCAAATACGCCGTTCATTAGAACTTTTAGGTTATTCATAGTTCACACCTCCATTAGCCTAGTGATACAATCTGATACTTAACGCCCTTCTCGCCGTTAGGTACAGTGTAATATTTTACGACCTTGCCGTAGATACCAGCATAGCCGTTGGGTAGAGTCTTGGTTAGCTTTGGTACCGCAGAGTTGGCGACTAGGATTACATAAATAGGAGTAGTCGCAGCCGCATTTAGAGCAGTTTCAAGAGCCGTCTCAGTAGCAAACTCAGTATCATCATACTGTAGGCAATTGGTTGTAACAGTATCGCCTAGACCAAGGATACCAATGCGAGGATACTCGCCACCAACCTTATAGAACTCTTTTAGACCAGCATGATAAGTGTCATACTCCTTCTCAGCAGTATAAACAATACCAATAGGAGTATTGGTAACAGCGGCCGCGGCCTTAATTACACCAGCGGCCTTATCGGCTAATACCCACATACCATTCTCACAAGGGGCAGCCGCGGTAAAGCTTTCATCAAGTGGAATCTGAGAAACTACCATCCCAGTCTTGGGGAAAGCTACCTGATTTAGTTCTAGGGAAGCATACTTCTCTAGAGGAAAGCGTTTTGCACTCATAGCTTTATTCCTCCTTAATTTTTACGATATTTCTTCATAAGTAAAGCGAATTGAGATTCTTGTGGTTCAGGTAGTGGAACTTTATGAGATTCACTACTGAGCATCTGTTTATTAGCATAAATAATAGCTAATTTACCCTCTAATTCATCATAAGAAAAGTCCTTAATCGAATCACGAATCTTATCAATTTCTTCTGAACCTATCATTTTTTCATATTTTTCTACTAATGAATTTTTACGAGCAATTTCTTGCTCTTCAATAAGTGTATTATACTTAACAGCGATAGCCTGTAATTCTGTATTCTGAGATTCAAAGTTATTCTTCTGCTCAGTTAAAGTTGCAACAGAAGCTTCGAGCTCATTGATTTTTTCTAGCGCTGCGGTATAATTTGTATTCAACTCATCATACTTTTGTTGTAGAACTTCAAATTCAGAAGGCTCGGCCGCAGGCTCTTCAACCTGGGGTTCCTCTACTGCAACTTCTTCAGCTTGAGCTTGCTCAAAATTTTCAGCAGGCTCCGCCGCGGAGTCAGTAGGAGCAACTTCTTCAACTGGAGTTTCTTCAACAATTTCTTCTTTGTTTTCGAACTCATCCATTGGTTGTTCTCCTCCTTGTTTATTATTCATTGATTTCTCAACCTATTCTTTTAAATCAAATAAAAGAGAAGAAATTTCTTGTAATTGATTATTCTTTTCCTCATTTGAGAAAAATGCTGAGACAGAAAAACATGGTTCATGCTGACCAATAATACAGAAGCCAAGCATCTTAGCTTTTGTATATACATAGTACCATTCTCCATTGATTTCTGCCCAATCTCCTTCAATCGAAGTAGGATTTAATTCCATACTTTGATTCTGTCCTGCAATTGTTTTAACTTCTTCAAAATATTCTGCAAATAGAGTTACAGAGAAAACTGCATAATCTCTTGTTACTCCATCCGTATCAGTAAATGGTTGCCAACCATCAAAACCGTCAACATATCCATAAGCCTTTGCTAACGTTGGGCCAGTATGAGATGCCCATGTTTGCGTTTCAGGGTCAAAAAAACCTATAACAGGAGTAATCCCCTGAGTAGCGCTTTCAATCAGCTAGTCGGCTACACCATCACTAATATAAGAACCATTACGATTCGCATATTTAGTAAATACACGAACTTTTAAATGATAAATATTAGAATTTTCTGCAGAATCATGTTGAATAGGAGAACCAACAATTACTGAATCAAAATAGACTGGGATTTCTCGTGTCATATCAATCTCTCCTATTATCCCATTGCCGCAATATTAGCTTGGGTCTTTTCTGATTTTTGCTCATCGGGTAATTCTGGTCTACCCGTAGTATTAGTTATGTCTTTAACCTAAGTTGTCTTTGTAGTATTTTTCGCCGCATTTTCTTCTTCCTAAATATTTTGTCCAGAAGTGGTATAACTAGATTGTAATGGAATCATCTTAGATGACATTCCAAGTATATCATTTTCAAAATGCATAAGACTAAGCTAATCGCGCTAAGTAATTCCCATAGCTACACCCGCAATCATTTTAGAATAACCATACTGTGCTCCTCTGAAATAAGTTTGCTACAAATCAGAGCGGTTAAATACTGTAATTGGTAATAGCTAAAAATCAAAACATAAATTAGCAGACGCAAATCGCGCGTTAATTTGATATTTTAACCAAGCTTCAAATAAATTCCAATATCCAGACATTAAAGCCTCATCTTTTTTAATCTGATAAGCAAGAGTAGAACTATTTTCTGCATTAAATAAAATTTTCCCGCGCCCCAGTGCGCTCCAGGCATTTGTACTATATTTATCAATTCGGTTAGACGATTGCGTTTCTGATGATGAGTCCTACAAGCTCTCTAAAGAAGCATCTCCAAACGTAGTTAAAACATCTACTGTATCTATATCAGCAAGCATATCTGAAACAGAAGAGTGAATATCGGCAACTTCATCAAGCTAAAAAACTAATTCACCTTTATTATCAATTGGCATTTTCTAGATTAACAGTTTATAAAGTTCATTTTCATCCCGCTTTTTCTCGCGGCCAAAAGCATCATCTAATTTTTTTAGCTCTGGAATACTAGCAATTAGTAAAGGTATGGTATCGGCAGAAGAAAACATAAAACACATGCCGCCTTCCGCCGCAGAAATGGGAACCCATGGACTATCTAATTTATGTTCATTCCATAGAACCCAAGCCTATTGAATAGCTGTCGGATAAGTACGTATAGCTTCTAGCTATGCCTATTTGTCAGTTATATGAGCAAAATACATTAAATTAAATTCTAATATATTTAAATTATTAAAATCTTTAAAACGACTCCGACAATATGCATTCGGTAAATTTTGAATTGTAAAATTATTGTTATCTTCTCGCAAAATACCATAAAAAACGCCATCTAATAACTGATAAGTTAAAATATGCGCAAGAGAATTTGGTAAATCTAATTTATCAATAAATTCACATACCTCATAAAAGCGACGGACAATAGATGCCTCAGACCCCTTACCTTCCTAATAAATAGGAATTACTGCTGATTCATATAAAGAGAGGTGGGCAAGATAATCAATATTGTTTCTATAATTACTATTGGTACGATAATAATAATGTGATAACTCTTGAAGCGCAGTCTAATCTCCAGACTAAATTATTTCTAAAATTTCCTCTATAGTAAAATCACTATAAACTTTTTCATTATTTCTATATCCCCAATGAGAATATGCTCTTTCATTTAATGGCGCACGGGACTATGAAGTTCTTTTTATAGCAACTTTAAATTTAGAAAAATCTCTTTTTGTCTCTGCCACTTATATCACCTCCTTTTTTTATGACTAAGAAATACATAAGATGATATATCTCGTTTCACTTTTCGTTTTGCTTCTTTATCTTCATAATATTTAACTCTATATAAACAGTATTCAAGAGCAGAAAAACGGTCTTTCTATATTGAACGAGATATGCGTTCAACCTTAAACTAATTTTGTACACCCGTAGGCTTAAGTCGCAAGTTATTTAATTCATCCATTAAACGAGAGGTCATTTCATACGGCAATAAAAATACTCTCCTGTCATACAAAGACATCTTCTATCCTTTTTTTGTAGCTAATAATTTTTCTTTTACAACGCGCTCATTCGCTAAAAATGAAACAGAGCCATTGTTTATTTGAGAGAAAAAGTTAGAATGAATTATATCATCATTACTTGCTCCCGCTTTAATATCATAAATAATCGCATTTAATTCTGGCCAAGGTTCGTCGCTTGGATTCGATTTACTGGGTGGCAGATGATGGTCATCATTAAAGACATAATATGCGGGATACTATTCACCAGTCTAAGAATTGAAAGATGGAAGCGCCATCGCATCAAGAAGCCCAATTCCTGGGCCGTTTCCATCAATCACTATTTCTCTTGGCTAATATAATTTTATTAGTTCTTTTAAACGTGGAGCCTATTCTGTAATATAGTTTGCGCCATGAATAACTTCTGTGTATACGATATTTTTCTTAAAACCATTCGGATTGGGAATTACTTTTGCTATAATAATCGCTGTGTTAGCTGAATACCTAGCAACATCGACCCCAATTATATAAAATGTATTTGGATTCGAAGGATTTTCTTGTGCTTTTCTCTCACAAGTTAATAAAGTTCTTCGTTTATTTAATCTCTTTGAATCTAACCATGCTTCTTTTGCATTCCCAGTCCAAATAGATAAACTTTCCGAAATCTTTACATAAAGGTCGTTATACTTTATGCCATATGGCTTATGCTTTCACATAAGATGAGACTATATCTTCATCCGTTCTGGATGGGTATTGTTAAATTACTTAATTATTTAGTCGTTGAGCCAATTCTTCTGAATTAAGTAGGGATTCATTATTATAAGGAATAATAATTAACTCTATATTATTATTTAAGCAATATTCCTTTTTTAAGTTATCTCTTTTCTGTTGCGCGGCAAAACCTTGCTCACCATTAAAGTAGGCAACTGGTTGATAATGCTAAATACCGTTGTATTCGATTGCAAATTTCTTTCCATTATTCTCTAAATAGAAATCTAGCTTTAAATAACTATTATTAACCTTAATTGATTTTTGTTCTAGGAATAAGAAATTATGCTGCTATAAATATCTTCGCACTTTTCTTTCACCGTGGCTGCTCTTACACTTTGGACATCCTTGTCCATGTAAAAAATTCCATAGATTAACACTATATTTAAAGCCGCATTTATTATGGCAGACAAGAACCCGTTTGGAGCCATTTTTATTTTTTAATTTATCAACATTTAGAAAGGAATATTCATTGCCCCAAAGTTCTTCTGCCCGCACTTGAATTTCATCAAGTGAGTATTCAAATGGATGTGTTTCGCACCAAGGACAATATAAACCATCCTGCGTAAACATTACTTGTGGAGAGCGCGAAAAAGTATGGCCGCACTTTTTACAAAGCCAAAGATTATTTTCTCTAGAAGCCAATGATATAACTGGCGTAACCGCTTCAATTGTTTGCTTTTTATTTAATAAATATAAAGCTTTATTTTTTGCTGCCTGCTACCGCGCGGTCCAATTATTTTTCTCACAATATCGGCAAACATTTTTATTACCTCGGCGGGCTCGCCTTGCAATTTTTGCAGCCTCAGTATATTCATAGCTTCTTTTACAAATATTACAAGTAATGCGGCAAGGCCGCTCCGTTCCAGCATAGCTTTCTAAAATAAAATCTGACTCTGGTAATAATTTTAATAAATGTTGATAATATTCTTCCTTTGTATACAATAATTTTTTCCCCATTTTAATTCCTCCTAATTGGTCGCTGATTGTCCGTTAATAGCTTCTTAGATTTTCATCATAAAGCCATCCTAAAAATTTTTTCTGCTTTCGCCGCATTGAATATTCGGAGTAATATTCATTAGCTTTTTAGGTTTTGGGAGTTCCCAGCTTTAAAATACCTTTATAACATACATTCCTGCATGTCCGCGCAAAAGTTTACGCGAAAATGATTCCTCACTCATAGTAGAAGAATCACGCTAGTCCATAAGCATCTACTTGTTAATAACACCATATTTTAATGGTACTTCATAACTTACACCCCAAACAAAATATTGGTCAGGATGTATCACTGCATTTACCGCGCACTCAATTAACTTACCGTACATGAATACGGTTTTTTCTCGCGCCGTTGTTATAAATGTCTGAGTCGAAACGGGCTCTTCTGGATTAAGTGAACCATCTACTTCTCGTCTCGGCACGTTGAGCTGCGGTAAAAGTACTTCGTTGTAGTCCTCCTCGGAAATGGTCGCGGCTTCTTCTAAAATTGCAGAGGTCGCGCGCAGTCCACGGCTCGTATCCTTAGATACGACAGTAAGCCGGCTGCCATTTTTAAAATTCAATTCATAATAGTTACCACTTTTCTTCTATCCTGATTTTCCATCATCTTCGCGAGTAGCCAACTCATTTTTCAGAAGCGGCCAATGCCGAAAAAATTCTTCAAATTTAGCTTCTGCTGTTTTAATAACTGTTCCCTTTACGTCAGATGAAATAAAAACATTAGAATTAGGTAAAAGCATACATTTCATGAAGCCACCTAAATAGGCGCAAAATGATTTGGACGCTGCACGCGTAGCTGTAAAAAAATTATAACGGTATCGCATCTAGGCCCGCAAGGCAATACGTTGGTAAGGCTATAAATGCCAATGCTTTGCGTCCTCTGAATCTTGTATCTAATCTAATAAAAGGTCAGGCGAAAGAATCCAAGCGTTTAAATAATTTGTAAATAATTCTTGATTTGCATCTAAAAAATTTTTAGTAAGGGTGACGCCTTTCTCAATAGGGATACCATCTCGAAAGGCAAGTTCATCCGCCATCATACATCACCTTCCTCAAATGTATCTTCATATTCCACGTCATTATCATCAAGCCCGTCAACCTTTTCGTTTTCAATTTCTTCTAGTCTTTCGGTCAGGTTGTAACGCTCTCGTTTATCTTCCACTTGCTCGGCAAAATTCCCTTCATTGATAACTAATCTCTACAAATAATTCTAAATATTATTCATTAAAAAGTCTATGGAATCTTTTGGCTCACTATGCCATTTAGGATGCCAACCTTTCTTTCCATAGTAGACCATAAGTTCTCCTACCGATTCGAAGTCTGCCGCGGATTTTGCATTAGAAGCTTCAAATTTAGCTATCTTAATAATGTTGTCGCGGGCGTCCATATCCTTTTTTATATCTGCCCCCTCCCGCAATCCTTTCTTTATGCGCAATTCAATTTCGCAAAGGTCGCGCGCGTAATTTTGAAGAATTGGAGTGGAAACATTTTGGGTCGCAATAATCTAGTTATAGAAGTCTTCGAGCCAAATAAGTTCATCTGGCGTGTAGGATGGCGACCATATTTTTTTAAGGTGCCGTATTTTTGCTTCACCTAGGGCCGCGATGTCATCGTCAATAGTACCTTCTTCGCGGGCCAGTCGCCAACGTTCGTTTTCGTCAGCCCATTGTAGTGCTTGATAGTGTTCATCTAGAAGAGTATTGAAGTAGGCGGTTAAGGTATGGTCCTTATGTATAGAATACAAAGACGTCCACTTATCCAAGTCGAAGGGCAAGTCGAGATAGCGCATTAACCTATCTATTTCGCCAAGATTATCTTGCGGCACCATCTTCTCTAAGCAGCTAGTACAAATGTAGGAACGATGGCCAGGAAAGAATTGTGATGGGGTCGCTGCGAAATCAGTTTCCGGCTTTTGCTGCCTGCATTTCAAGCATTGACGCTTCTTTACTTCGCTTGTCATATTGTGTCTAACCTCCTCTCATAATTCTCATTTTTCTTTCACATTCTTTGCAGCTTGAGGAGAAACCATCTTTGCGGCTCCGGTTACAAGCAAAAAATAGGTTAGAACGTGGAAGGAATTGGCCGCAACGCGCGCATTTTTTCTTTTCTTCGCGCGGTGTTTCTAGAATTAGACGGTGTCTCTGCGCGGCATCGGCTATTTTTTGTGGAATCTCTTTTGACAATATGGTACTTAAGTGGTTTTCGTTATATGAGAGGCCGAAACGTGCTTTTAACTCGGAAATGATGGAGGCATAGGAGGCCCGCACCATTTTTTGTTGAAGAAGGAACTCTCGAACAGGAGTGAGATTTGCCATGCGGTGGTAACGCTCAAAATCGAGAAGTAGGGTGTAGCCGTATGTATCAAGCCGGTCGCGCATACTCTCATACATGAGTTCCCAGTTATTGATGAGGGCGCGCACGTGGGCTGGATTTTCCCAATCAAAGGTGTGCCGCCGCACCACCCATTTTACTTCTAAGTTCGGGCCTTCGCCGCGTGTTTCGTAATCTTCAATATTTTTTGAGATGGAATGAAGGAGGGCGTTGTCCACGCGCTCTTTCCATGCGGCGTAGGGCATCCAATAGAAGGCATCCGCGGTCCAGTCGTAGAATTGGGCGTGCGGGTGGTCTACGGCCTAAAATTTTATTATGGGTTTATAATAATCCTTAAGATAGTATTGGTGGCGCCGCAGGTCGATAAGGATGTGCTTCAACTGATATAGATGATAGGAATCATCAAATAGTACGTCGCCAGGTTGCGGCGCGAGTTTACCTTCTATTACGTGTATCCAGCGGTCAAGACGGTCTATGGAATCCCAAACTTGTGACATGAAAGGGATGTCCGCGTCGTCTTTGCGGGAAATGGTACGTGTTTTTTTGAGATAGACATCTCGTTTTAGCTACGTTTGTAGTTGTTGCTAATCAGATAGCGGGTTCTCTATTATGGCATCTAGTGATTGAAGTTTGTCGTTTGCTGTCTTAAAGGAGTTGTAACGGGTATTGGAATTGGTTGTTTCTCCTCTTTGGACGGCGTTGCGGCCTTCTTCATCTTTTCCATATAGAATGTAGTCGGCCATTTGTTCTAAATCACTAGAGTTAGGGTCAGACGGAAGTTGATCGAGTATATCCTTGACGGCGGTGACCCGGTCACAGTCGCGTTCTATTGAATAATCTAGTGAATATGCTTTTTTCACATGAGTCACCTCCATTGATATTATTTTATCACATTTTTGTGCAAGTTGTCAAATATTTGGGGAGAAATTTGGGAAAGTAGTTATGAAAAAAATCGGTTGGTGGAAAAGTCTGTAAAAAAACGGTTGGTGGAAAATGTGCAGGGCACAGGGCTTGTATAACTATAAAAGTATAACGTCCTATATATAACCGCCCCGCCTTGTTAAAATTTTATCAATCGGCTGTGCTATAATGCCGATTATATAATCGGCATAAAAAAAGAGGGTTGCCCCTCTTTT